AGCACAAGGACGATTTCGACGAATGGCTCGCCCGCATCGTCTGCTTCGCCTTCTCGGTGCCGCCGCAATGGGCCGTGAAGGCGATGAACCGCGCCACCGCCGACAACCAGTCGGCCCAGAGCGAGGAAGAGGGTTTAGAGCCGACCAAGGAGTGGGTGAAGGACCTTATCGACGAGATCATCGCGGAAGAATTCGCCTCGCCCGATCTGGAGCTGCACTGGCTCGACGAGGACGACGGCGATCCCGAAACGGTTCTCGCCGACCGCCTGAAACTCGGCGCCGTCACCCTCAACGAGATGCGCGACCATCTCGGGCTTGATTCGTACGCTAATCCCGCCGCCGACCGGGCGATGGTGCTGACGCCGACGGGTTATGTCCCGATCGAGGCGAATGTTGGTGGTGGCAGCGGAAGCCCTGATGCGCCGCTCCAAAACGCCAAGCCAGCTCTGCGGAGCGAGAAATTAGCACTTCAAAAAGCCAGCCCTGACGACGCGAAGCATCCTGGCTGGCCGGCAGGCACGCCGGACGGCAAGGGTGGTCAGTTTCGGCCAAAGGATAGCGGCGATTCGTCGGACGATAACGCAAACAGTGCGGAGCCAAACCGGCCGGTTCAATATGCCGCGCTCGACACCGGCACGCGGACGGACGGGGTGGGCGAAAGGTCATCCTCGGAGAGTGTTACATCTGAAAGCAACGGACCTTCGGAGCCTACTGGGCAGCAAGCGGAACAATATGCGCAAAACGCACCACGAGGCGGCATTGGCGGGCGCCCGACGTACTTTTATGGAGACTTAGGCGAACCGACACCGGCTCAAGAGGCTCGATTAGCTGTCGTTGAAGCGCGTTGGAACGACGTATTTGCCCAAGTTCGTGCGCGCGACCCGAGCTGGAAGCCGTCCCCAGTGGCTTACGCAACAATTGAAGGAGAAATTTCTGCATTTGAAGCGGGAATCGGCGAAGCCGAGCAACGACTATCTGATTTTGCAAGTGTGGGCCTGGGCGCCGGGTGAATTTGCAGGCGAATCCATACCGGCCCGCGGGCCCGAGACCGATTTTACCAAGGAGGAGCGGAGTGAAACTAATCGTATCGGCTCCGAAACTGGCTGTCACACTTGCGGCACCAACGATCCGGGTACCGTATCGGGAAGTTACGTACCTGACCATCAGCCGCCTAGTGCGCTGAATTCTACTGGACTAAGTCAGCGTCTCTACCCACAATGTCTATCATGTAGTCTGCTTCAAGGCGGATGGGTGCGCTATTTGAAAAGAACGAGGTAGCCGTGACCAAATCCACAAGCATTGCCCCGCCAAATTCTCTGTTGTTTATATCTGACGTCGACGGTGGTGCGCCGCCGCGCCCTGTGCGCGGAGGTCGGATATTAGCGACGGAATCCTGCGTTTCTATTGCGTGTTTTCCATCCATTGACGGGGAGACATCCATCTCTCTGGGGCCGAGCCGCGAAGTCGATCCCGGAACGCCTCCGGCATTCGATGGGATATTGGAAACGCCTACCCGATCAATCGTCGTTTCTACAGTCGAAAATAAAGCCGTTCTGCGCGAAGACGTGCAAAACTCGACGTGCCGTGTGCGGGTATGGGTGAATAAGGTGTCGATGCCGGATCAAATAATTGTTGGTTTCGAATAAAATGGTGGCGGCCGGCCCAGTCAAGACGACAGTCGCTATGGCCAGATGACTACTACGGCACACACTGCATCTCATTCCTCTGGAACAGGGACTGTTAGGAGCCTCCACTGCGCCGCCAGCTGTGGCAGCTCGACTATTTCTCCGAGGGGTCCATCCCCGACGCGCTTAGTGGACGTCGGAGCAGATCAAGCAATTCCAGGAGCCCCCTCCCTAACCCTCCCCCGCATGCGGGGGAGGGAAGGGGGGGTATTCGCCGGCGACCTGGCCCGCGCCGCCGCGCCAAATTCGTGCCCGGCGACAGCGCCCGCACCGTGCACCAGACCAAAGAGCCGCAGCACAAGGACGATTTCGACGAATGGCTCGCCCGCATCGTCTGCTTCGCCTTCTCGGTGCCGCCGCAATGGGCCGTGAAGGCGATGAACCGCGCCACCGCCGACAACCAGTCGGCCCAGAGCGAGGAGGAGGGGCTCGAGCCGACCAAGGAATGGGTGAAGGACCTCGTCGACGAGATCATCGCGGAAGAATTCGCCTCACCTGATTTGGAGCTGCACTGGCTCGACGAGGACGACGGCGATCCCGAAACGGTGCTCGCCGCCCGCCTGCAGCTCGGCGCCGTGACGCTCAACGAGATGCGCGGCCTTGGCCCTTACGCCCCTATTGACACGATGTTCATGATATGTTCTTTGCCACCTTTAAGCGAACTTGCGTGGATTTGGGGGGCATTATGTCCATGGAGCTTTGGATTTTTTCCGACAGGCGGTTGAATTCGCTCTCGGAATGGCAGGCCGCCGTCGATGCCGAGGGCTATCCGCTTCGCCTGTCGACCGACATGGAATTTGGAAAGCTGCGTGGCTTTTTCCCGATACATTTGCGCGGGGAGTTGACGGGCTTTGAATGTTATCACGATGACGCGGCGGAATTGATGAGCGCAAATCCTAATGTGAATTTCGATCACGAATGGAAATATGCGCTCGGATTTCGTTGGCTCGGCAGCAAGATGAGCGAGTTGCGAACGGCGTGGATGGCAGCCACGGCGTACGCGCAGGCTACCGGCGGTGTCGTCGTTGACGACCAGGAGCTAAAAGTCCACACCGCGTCGGAAGCGCGCGAGGTTGTTCGCGAGGTCGAGCGCGACTTTTAGCGCCTAGGGGCGGGAATCGCCTCTTATTCCGCCTCGGCTGTTCACGCCGCTCGTTTGATCTTGTAGGGGCGAACGAGAAGATCGGCCGGAATCTTCCACGCTTCGCTGATCCTGTGGATCATGTCGACAGTAAGCGATCGTCGGCGGGAGAGAACTTCCGACGCGCGTGAGCGCGAACCGAGGAGCTGGGCCAATTCCGCCTGGGTATGGCCGAGTTCGCTGATGGCGTAATCGAGCACGTCGATCGGATCGAAACGCTTGCCGATGTCGATCGGCCACCGTCTCGCTTCGTATATCTCGACAAGCGCGAGGAGAACGTCGAGCCTGTCGCCTTGCTCGGTACCCTCTGGCGCGCCCCAGCAGGCGTCGATTTCGGCGAGCGCGGCGCGGTGGTCTTTGTCGGTACGCAGCGGCCGGATGTCCATCACATGAGTTCCTTTAGAATTGCGAGACGGTCAACGCATCGATGCGGTCGAATTCGGCGTGAGTCCCTATGAACTTCACGAAGGCGACCTGCCGGCGAAAATCGAAGGCCACCACGAGCCGATAGTTTCCGCCCGCAACTTCGAACCTGACGCGCTCGCGGTTAAGCACTTTGCATTTCGGAGCCGCTCTGCGGACTTCATCGGTCGAGGCCCAATGCGCGGCTTTGACGAGTGCGTACCAACGTTCGAGCGCGACTTTAGCCTCAGGGTGCTCACTCCAAAAGGCGACAAGCGTGTTTCGGGCAATGACCCTCATGCAATTTCATAACATGTTCCCGTGACGGGAACAATAGAAAATCCTGAGCATGCGCCGCAATCGCGCGAAAGAGGAGTGCGCAATGAACGACATGAAAGTCTTCGTTCCGATCACCAAAATCGATGCGGCGCGGCGCCTCGTCTATGGCGTCGTCACCGCGGAGAAGCCGGACGTGACCGGGGAGGTGTGCGATTACGCCTCGACCAAACCGCTGTATCAGAAATGGTCGCAAAACTTCGCCAGCGCGACCGACGGCCGGAGCCTCGGCAATCTGCGCGCCATGCACGGCAACGTCGCCGCCGGCAAGCTCGTCGAGATCGCGTTCAACGACGAGGCCAGGCAGGTCGAGATCTGCGGCAAGGTGGTCGACGACGCCGAATGGCAGAAGGTGGAGGAGGGGGTTTACACCGGCTTCTCCCAGGGTGGCCGCTATCTCAAGCGCTGGCCGGATCCGGAGCGGCCGTCGCTGATGCGCTATACGGCCGAGCCGCTGGAGGTTTCGCTGGTCGATCACCCGTGCCTGCCGGAAGCGACCTTCGCGGTCATCAAGGCGGACGGCTCGACGGAGCTGCGCAAGTTCAAGGCCGGTGTCGCGGGCGCGCAATCATTGGCGCAAGCCATGGCAAAAGTCGGCGCGCGGCATTCCAAGGCCGACAAGGAGCGCATCAAGAAGATTCACGATCTTCTGGCCGAGCTCGACCCGCAGTGTTGCCCCGGCGGTCACATCCCGGGTGCGAACGTCGAGCCGAACCCGAAGTTTCCGCCCCAGGCCGGCGAGACCGGCGACGAGGCCTTCGACGATGATCAGACCGAAAAAGTCGCCAAGGCTTTGGGGCGGCTGTTCGAACAACAAATCGAACATCAGATCGAGCGTCCGGTGGCCAAAGCGCTGCACGGCGTCACCGCGCGCATCGACGAGATGGCGGCGCGCGTGAAAAAGATCGAGGAGCAGCCGCTGCCGCTCGGCACCAGCTCGGTGCGGGTCGCGGAGAAGAGCGAAGACTCGCCGTTCGCCGCGCCCGATCAGCTGCTCGACCGGCCCGGCACGCTCGAGGCGCTCGCGGAACTCGCCATCCGCAAGGCGCAATCCAACCCGATGCGCGCCATGCCCGGCTTCCGGGCGCGGAAGGAATAGTCGCTTTCATTCTTAGTCATTCCGGGGCCGAGCGAAGCGAGGAGCCCGGAATCCAGCCCCGGCACTGGGAATATGGATTCCGGGCTCGCCGCTGCGCGTCGCCCCGGAATGACGAGGAAACTCGACCAACCAACAACCAACCAAACAGGAAACCAAACCATGTATCAGCCCAACCTGCAGCACATTCTGGCCAAGTCGGCGATGCCGCGCACGGTCCAGGACTACAACGCGGCGCTCGCCAGTGCCGGCGGCTTTCTTCAAGAGATCGAAAAGGCGCATGCCAATCCGCTGCCCGGCGATCCGCTCGCCAAGAGCACCTTTTCTGAATCGACCGTTCCGACCTCGGGCCTGACTTATTACGACCTCGAGCTCGGCGCGAAGTTTCTCTATCCGGTGCTCACCCCGCTGCGCAACGAAATCCCCCGCGTGTCTGGCAAGGGCGGCATCCAGGCCAACTGGCGCGCGGTGACCGGCGTCAACACCACTGGCTTGCGCATCGGCGTTTCCGGCGGCAACCGCGGCGGCGTGCAGGCGGTGTCGACCCAGGATTACACCGCGGCCTACAAGGGCATCGGCATCGAGACCTCGGTCGATTTCGAGGCGCAGTATGCCGGCATGGGCTTTGACGACGTCAAGGCGATCGGCGCCAAGGTCGGGCTCGAGGCCTGCATGCTCGGCGAAGAGCTGCTGATCCTCGGCGGCAATACCTCGGTCGGCCTCGGCACCACGCCGACGCCGTCGCTCGCGCCGTCGACTTCGGGCGGCACGCTCACGGCCGCGGCGAGCCCGTACAGCGTCATCTGCGTCGCGCTCTCGCTCGACGGCATCGTCAACGGCAGCATCGCCAGTGGCATCCAGGGCGCGATCACCCGCAGCAATGCCGACTATTCTTCCGACACGTTCGGCGGCGGCGCCGCCGGAAAGTCCGCCAACGCGACCGCTTCCATCAGCTCCGGCACTTCGGGCTCGATCGCCGCGACGGTGGCACAGGTGAACGGCGCGCTCGGCTATGCCTGGTTCTGGGGCCCGGCCGGCTCGGAGGTGATCGGGGCCATCACCACCATCAACTCGCTGGTGATCACCGCGAACGCCGCCGGCACCCAGACCGCGGCCTCGCTGGGCTCGAGCGACAACTCCACCAACGCGCTGGTGTTCGACGGCCTGCTCTATCAGGCCTTCAAGTCGGGCTCGAACGCCTACGTGGCGAGCCTCGCGACCGGCACCGCCGGCGTCGGCTCGACGCTCACCGGCGACGGCGCCGGCGGCATTGTCGAGGTCGACACGGCCTTGAAGAATCGCTGGGACAATTACCGGCTGTCGCCCGACACCATGTGGGTGTCCTCGCAGGTCGCCAACAATCTGTCGGCCAAGATCCTCGCCGGCGGCACCAACGCCGCGCAGCGCTTCGTGTTCGACGCCGAGCAGGGCGCGCTCGGCGGCGGCGTCATGGTGCGCACCTATCTCAACAAATTCTCGATGGCCGGCCCGAAGACGCTCGACATCCGCGTGCATCCCAACATGCCCGCGGGCACCATCCTGATGACGTCGAAGACGCTGCCTTATCCGCTCTCGAATGTCGGCAACGTCATGCAGATCCGCACCCGCCAGGACTATTATCAGATCGAATGGCCGCCGCGCGCCCGCCGCTACGAAAGCGGCGTCTACGCCGACGAGGTGCTGCAGCACTATTTCCCGCCGGCCATGGCGGTGATCACGAATATCGCGGCGGGGTGATGATTTTTTGTCTTCCCCTCTCCCGTTCCGGGAGAGGTCGGG